AGTAGCACCATTTCTCGTTTCGTATCTACTGTTTCTTCTACGAGAGGTGGCAGGAACAACAGTCGTTGATGATTGCTGATTTACATTATTATTTGTGCTTTGAACAACTGTAGAGTTATCTTGAACTCCAGTCGTTGCGCCAGAACCAGCAACTTCAACACTTCTACCTTCAATCTCTGCACCAGTCGTTCCTGGAGAAATACCCATTGCTGTTCTTAGTTCACCCATTCTCTTTGTTGCAGTCTCAAAGTCAATGTCTGCTGATGCTAGACCTTTAATCTTTGTTCCAGAAGTAATCCATCCCTCACCAACTGTACCACCCATAATAGCAGTTTCGATTGCAGGAATAGATTCCATCAAGTCTTGTGCAAACTCTTTAATGTTTAGAGATGAGCCATCAAAACTGAGTCCTGATATCTTTTTAAGTGCGGCACCAATCTTATCAAGTGCATTTGCACCTCTCTCTAAGTCATCTGCTTTGTCTGCAACTTTGACCATCTCTTCAATGGGTGATTCAGAACCAGTTAAGAATCCTAGAACACTTGAGGCAGCATTAGCAAGTGCGCCAATAAACTGTCCACCAGCAAATGCCGCAAGACCAGCACCCATAATACCTAGAACTTTAGTAAACTCTGTTGCTTTGTCTACACTGATATTGGGATCATTTGTGATTGAAAGAAGAACACCAACTTGTCTTTTAATTCTTTCAGCAAAGTCTTCTTCATCTGTGAATTTACCGATAGCATTAGCGACATTAGCACTACCTTGTCCGATAGCAAAAGCAACAAGACCTGCCGCAATACCAGCCATTGTTGCAACAAAGATTGCAGTATCAGCACCAATGCCGGGCAAGTCTGAGATAGATAACAATGTTACCACATTATCTTTAATTTGTTGAGCCCAGTTACCACCAGTAAAATAGTCGATTGATTCTTGAACACCTGCTGTAGCCGCTCCAGCAACTCCACCAATAGAGAATGCTACAAGTCCAAGTCCTAGTCCTGCCATCGCTGCCGCAAATGCCGCCGAATCAGCAAGCATTGATAGATTACCACCTGCCGCATCTTTGATTGATAGTAGAGTAAGAACATTATCTTTAATTGTTTGCGCCCAACTACCACCAGTAAAGTAATCAATTGCATCACCAATGCCTGCGGCAGCGGTACCAGCGATACTACCTAAACTGAAGGCTGCCAAACCAAGACCTAGACCTGCCATGGCTGCGGCGAATGATGCGCTATCTGCTAAGAATGCGAGATTGCCACCAGCGGCATCACTGATGCTTAGAAGTGTAAGAACATTCTCTTTGATTGTGGCTGCAAAACCAGAATCTTCAGTAAAGTAATTTACAGCGGCAGCAACACCTTGTCCAATGGAGAAGGCTGCAAGACCTAGACCAATGCCAGTCATTGCTAAGAAGAACAATCCACCCTCTAAGAAGAAGTTGCCCATTCCACCAAAGTCATCTTTGATACCTAGAAGTTCATTGATGTTGGCTCTAATTGCCTTGCCGTCAAGTTCATTGATTTGCTTTAGAAGAAATCCAGCACCACCAGCAAGAATACCAGCACCAGCAAGTAGCGCACCACCACCTATTCCCATATTTTTGAATAAGCCACCGATTCCAGACGCAATTTTACCAAAAAGACCACCATCTTTTTTGGGGTCTAGATTTACATCACCTTGAATCTCAACATCACCGCCACCTCCGCCAAGACCGCCATCTCTTCCTTCTTCTCTTGATGCCTCAAGAGCAAGACCTTCACCTGCCTTCTGTGCTTCCCAACCTGCCCTTTGCAGTTCCAGAAGTTCTGTAACTGTTACATTTAGATTATCGACAGATTTACGAACATTATTAAGTCCTGCTCTTAGACTTTTTTGTAATCTCTGTCGATTATCTTTGTTGCTTTCAGAAATATCTTGAGCAGATTCTTCTGTCGCTTGTACCTCGGGCAAGTCTGCCATGTTCTATACCTTACTTTTTCTTCAATGCATCTGCACCAAAGAATGCTGAAACTAGCACTGCAATAGAAGCAAAATATGTTGGAGCGATATCAGCAATTAGATTAGCGGCTGTATCTAGTCCAAGCAAAGATGTTACTGCAATGCCAATAGGATAAATGAGTAGACCAATCAAAGAGAACCATGCCATCTTGCGAATAGCATCTCTTTGTGCATCTTGGTCTTCAAGTGCTTTTCTTTTAAACTCTAGATGCATCTCCATTTCTTCTGCTGAGATGTGACCATCACCATTTGCGTCCATACCCTCTACAGCGGCCGCATCAATAGTTTTCTTGTCTGCCATGTGACTTACCTCTTTCTTGCTTTGAGTTTTTCTTCTTCTTCCTCAAGATATTGTTTTAGCAAAGTCACATAAATTTCCCTTTCAAAGGGAAGCATATTGTCTAGTTCAGTTAATGAATATTTATGATGTTGCATAAGTGCAAAGTTCATATGATACATATTTGCTAGTGAATCATGTATCATTGCAAGGTAAAAAAACTTTGCAGACCCTCCAACAACAAACTATCTTTTTCTCCACACTTATGGCAAGTCCATTCAACTTTGTGTGATAATTTAGGAATGCCTTCATAAAAACTTGTAATATTATTGAATTGATTTTTGTTTAGTTTACCTACCCACTCTTCAATTTCATCCTTAGTAAAGTCTTTATAAATCTGCTGTTCATCATATAGATATTCGATGTTTTCACAAATCATAGAGAACATAGATTCAGCATCATCGCCTTTCATGTTCAAAATGGTTTTAAGTGTTGGATATCTCAACTTAACACCAACATTCTCTGTAATCATAACTTCAGATTTTTTAATTTCACCAACAACTTTGATGTCATCTAGATTTACTTGAACTTCAGTTCTTGCTTTACATTCTGAATCAGTGTGACTCATATTTGCAGTAATAACTTCACCAACAGACTTGCCTCTAATCTTCAGAAACATATACTCAATGTCAAATGTTGCTAGTTTATCAATGCTGATATCAGTCAAAATACAATCATCTAGAATCCTTAGAATCGCATTTGAAATTTCTTTTTGGTCTTGTCCTTCAAGTGCAATGAGAAGATTTTTTTCTTCTCCTACAAGAAAGGGACGATATTTAATTTCTTCTTTTGTTGATGGAATCACATCAAAAAATTCTGGCGTTGATATTGCTGGAAGTGCCATAATTTACTCCTATAATTTAAAATCTAATCGCTCCAAATGGTGTGTTTACTTGACCAGTTGCTCCTAATCCACCTAGTGCAGATATATTACCAAGTCCAGGTATTCTTGCTGATGCTGCAAGGCCACCAGGACCAAATGAAAATCCAAATGACGCACCCAGCCCAGGTTGGTCAGAACGATTGAATACTACTTTATAATCTCTATATGAAAAAGTAATACTCAACTTGGCTGGTGCTTCATCTCCCCAAGACATTGATACTGGTGCAATACTGATTGGATATGCTTCTATAAGTGTATGTATACTTGTCAATTGTCCTGCTTCACCATACTGACGAATTACAATCTGTCCTGTAATTGTATCATAATATTCAACATTATATTTACCTGTGCTTTGACCAAAAGTTCCTGCACCAACAATAGTGTCTGCCCATCTTTCAAAATATTCTTTTTCTCTCATATCTTCACTGAGAAGAAATCCTAGTGTGATATCATTTACAAGTGTTCCATATGGTATCTTCTGTATAGGACCATAAACTCTATGTTCTGCGGTAGCAATAGTTCTACCTGGCAGTTCTGCTGTGTCACACCTAAACATCATATCTCGTTCTAAATCACTTTGACCAACGCCTGTAATTTGAACTTCAAAGTGTGATGCTTTTGCAACACCAGATTTATTAAGTGTTGCAAGAATGTTTTGGGCACTGAATGTCATATCATCTTCCTACTGTCTGCCCAGACTGTTGACTTGCTTGCTTTCTCAAATCTTTCGACTGGTAGAAAGAGAGCAATATCCCACTCTGAAGCGTTTATTTCTACAAACCTAGAACGAACATTACTATTCAAATACTTCTTAAAAGTAGGCTTGAAGAATCTATATTTAGATGCACCTTTCAACAAATCGTATGATAATCTCAATTTTGTAGATTCATCATATTTGTTATTGTTAGTGATTTCATACAACGCATCCATCAATCTTGCTCTAAGTTTGTATGGAAGATAATGTAGATTGATGCCGTAGAAGCCACCTTGTGTATTTGCTACTTTGAATATAAGAGGAAATGTATCATAATATGGCAAATCTGCTTTTGTTTTTGGATCGTAGAAAAAGAAATACATCTTGCCAATAGTTGAGCGACCTCGTATTCTATCTCTATCTTTTGTGATAGACATAGGACGGGCTGATGTTCTTCTTGCTTGATTACGGAACCATTCTCTTGATGATGCTGTTCTTGCAGGAACTTCTCCAGCACGAACACCTTTCAACAATAAATCGTCAAAGACAGTTGCCATTAGTATTTAATTCCTAGTTCTTTTTCTGTAATTATCATAAATTTCCATTTTCTATCTTTACAGAACTCGATTGCGGCTTCCCATTTACTCTTATTTATACTCCATGTTTTAACTTCGTATAAATAGTTCTTAGTTAGACGCTTTTGTGGTTTTGGTTCTTTCGTTTCTTTGAAAGGTTTTACCTCAATCATAATAGTCTCCAGTTTACCTTCTTTATTCTTTACACGAATAAGAAAGTCTGGAAAGTAACGATGATACCGACCATCAAGCGGTGATTTGTATGGCACAATTACTTCTTCGGAACTCCACTTTAATATATTGGGGTTCTCATCAAAGTAACGCATACAATTTCGTTCCCATAAAGAACGATAAATAATGTTAGTCGGGTCTCCACGATATTTTTGTGGATGTTTTGGACGAAATTTACCTCTGTAAGCCATATGGATATTTAGATGTCAATAATTAAAAAGCCAAGTATTAATGTAAGAGGACAGCAAGTCTCTGCTTCAGGTTCACTAGATGTATCTGGTGGAACTGGTGCGTTTTCTGTATCTGCTGGTCCAAATGGAGTTTCAGGTTCAGTAAACTTTAGTGCGCTTCAGCAAAGAGTTACTAATAGAAACACCATTCGTGGTCCTCTTGCAAAACTATATGCTCCCAATGGTGGAAAAACAAATAGACCAATTATTTATCCGCTCGATTTGGATGATGAACACTATATGATTTATAATGTCGTTGAGAGAAGGCGTCCAAGTCAAAAGAATGAGGGCACAACTCGTATCATTCGCAGTATTGTTCTGCCAGTGCCATCTAATCTACAAGTAGAATATGCGGCTGGTTATCAGAACGAATCTCTTGGTGCTTTGGGTGCTATGGCACAAGGCTCTATGGGTGGTGCAGAACTGAAAGGTGCAATGGGAGATATTTCATCTTTTGTATCTGAGAAAATTTCAGCCGCTAAAGATGCTTTCAAAAATGACACAACAGATGCCGCAGTCAAAGCGGGAACAGTTGCGGCCGGGGCTGCGGCAGTTACTGGTGCAATTGGTGGTGGTGGACTTCTTGGTGGTGCATTGGCCGCTGGTGGAGTTTCTGGTATAGCAACTGGTCTTATGCAGAATGAAGGACTTGCTATCAATCCACATATGGCTGTTGTATTCCAAGGTGTAGACTTCAGAACGCATTCATTCTCTTATAAGTTTCTTGCAAAGAATCAGGTTGAGAGTGACAGATTGAAAGAACTGTGTAATGTTATGAAAAAGCATATGTTGCCATCATATGCATTTGGCACAGAGAGAGCAGGATTTGCATTCAACTATCCAGATGAATTTGTAATTGAATTTGCAGACAAAATTAAACCGTATCTGTTTGATATAGGGACTTCTGTGATGACTGGTCTGACAATCAACTACAATGGTGAAGGCATACCTACATTTTTTGAACAGACTGGTGCGCCAGTATCTATCGAAATCACAATGTCTTTCCAAGAGACTAGACTTCTTACAAGAGAAGGCTTTGATGAAATACAGTATGCACAAGATAATCTAGATGCTCAAGGAAGACCAACAGAGATTTAAGCCATGTCTAATTATTTTTCATATTTTCCAAAAACATTTCACGATTTGAGAAACACTGGTCGTAAGACTGAAGTGACAAATATTCTTCGTAGATTCAAAGTGAAAGATAAACTAAAAGATAATACTGGTATATTTTATGAATACAGTATTCAAGAAGGTGATAGGCCTGATGTCATTGCTGATAAGTTCTATGGTAATGCAAACTATGCCTGGCTTGTTCTACACTACAATGATATCATTGATCCTTTCTTTGACTGGCCTCTATTCGGTGAAGATTTCAGAAGATTTATCATCGCTAAGTATGGTAGTCTAGCAACTGCACAATCAACTGTGAAGAATTACTATAAAATTCTATCTGAAGAGTTTATCAGAAATGACGGAACTCGGGTACCAAGAAGAGAAGTTGCAGTAGATTTGACAACTTATAATTCATTGTCTCCTACTGTTCGTAGGACAGAGACACAATATGATTATGAAGTAGAACTAAATGAAGATAGAAAACAAATTAAACTACTAGAGCCTCGTTTCTTATCACAAGCAGTTGAAGAAGTAGAGACTATTCTACAGGAAGATTAAATGGCAACAACAGGCTATAGACAAGCAGGTGATATTGAACTTGCACAACTGACTCTGATAAGTCGTAGTGGTCAGATGTTTGATATTTCAGAACTGATGCTTGAAGTAAATGTGTATCAGAATTTGTATGATCCATCAATGCATTGTGAGATTGTTATATCTGATGCAACAGGTATTATTGACTTTATTAAGCCTGCGGGTAAAAACGAACCCGGAGGTCTTAGTGGTTCTGAAATCGTTCTTTTAGCATACAGAACACCTTCTGAAGAGATTAAACTTCAGAAGCATATCTTCATTCTAAATGCTGTCTCTGATAGAAGAAGAATTGATGAGAAGATTGAGGCATTTGTATTAGAATGTGTTTCACTTGAAACATTTGCAAATATCGATAAAAAGATTTCTAGAGCCTACGGTGGTGATGAAGGCAACTCTATTGACAATATGGTAAAAAGTGTCCATAAAGAATTTTACAAGAGTGAAGCAATTGTTGGCACTTACAGTGATATAGCAAGTGCAAACTTTAAGGTATCAAAAAATCTTACTGTAGATAGCACAAAGGGTAAACATAAGTTCATAGTGCCTAATTTAGATGTTGATAATACTTTGAGATTTTTTGCACAAGAAGCAACTGGTGATAATATTGCATCATCATATTGTTTCTATGAAGATTCAAATGGCTTTAATTTTAGAAATTATGTCAATCTAATCGACCAAGATTCTAAGTTTACATATCAGTATGAGCCATCAAACTATCATGAGGGCGGTAAAAAAGCAGATGCTCCGTATAATGATTCATTTAAGATACTTGCTTTTGATGCCGTCAAAGAAACTGATATGTTAGACAATATGGCCTCAGGACTTTATGGTTCAGAACAGATTCTAATTGATTCGCTTCGTAAGAAAAGCATAAAGACTAAATTTAGTTATGAGAAGCAGAGAAGTAAGTTTAAGAAACTTGGTGCTAGTTACATTCCTGGTAACTCTTCTACTAGTTCTGTCATTGATATGGTAACAACAAGATTTCAGCATGACCAATTAGAAATATTTAAAGATGAAGGAGTGAGGCCAAAAAGTTTAGAGAGAACAGGACCAATCAAACGGTCATTTATGAAGCAGATTACTAATAAAAGAATGGAAGTCACACTTCATGGTAATTCAGACTTGAATGTTG